ATAAGTTGACTCAGTCTGATTACTAAATGCTATACCGCCTGATGCTCCAGTTCCTGAAGTTGTTTCTGTTATAGTAAGTAAAGGATTTGAAGATGCAGTAATTGATAAATTACCTTGAGGCGATTCTGTGCCAATCCCAATCCTATCATTTGCAAGGTCAGCACTAAGTATTGTATTCTGATTTGTAAAACCAAAAATACCTAAGTTGTTTCCATTTGAACTTTGGAATATTGATGATTTTCTTGTACCACTTACAGAGAAATATATTTCGGGTATATCTGAATAAGCATCTAATCTTAATCTTGCTCTACCGCTTGATGATGCTTTTATTTGTGCCTCAGTTAGACCAGCGTTTCGAATGTCTAAATTATAACTAGGCGAGGATGTGCCGATGCCGACTCGATTGTTAGAACCTCCTACAACCATGATAGTTGTACCACTAACATTTTGAAATTTATGAAATTTATAATCTGCACTTGTTTTGTAAGTTGGACTGCCTTCATTAAATGCTAACCACTCTCTTGTATATGCTCTATCATTTGTAGCAAAAGAATGTATTGCATTTCTAATTCTTATATCGCCCTCAACATCTAATTCGTGGTCAATATCAGATGTAATCCCAATTCCAACTTTGCCATTTTTACCTACAAACATTGCTTCTGTGCTACCAGCATTACCTTGTAGTTTTAATAAATATTCAGATGAACCAGTTCCAGTAGCTTTTATAAGCATACCAAGTCCTGATGCGTGAGTTTGATTAAAAGTTGCTAATACACCATTAATGCTAGTTTCTACATTTAGACTGCCTTCAAGTATCTCATCATAAGCAAAACTACCAGCACCTTCAACTTTAAAATCTCCAGTAATAGTTAAATCGCCATCTACTGTCCCACCACTAGCTAAACCAGCACTTACATTACTTATCATTGATTTTAGCATTCTACTATCCTAACCGCTCCAGTTGTAGTTGAGGTTGAGTTATAATTGAAATAGATCGTATTGCCCAAGCCTCTTGGAATCGTTATAAACGTTAATGTATTTTTTGGTATTAATAAATCGTTTGATGCATTTACATCTGTTTGCGATGCACTAAAGTTAAAATAGATCTCAACCGCACTATAAACTCCGATAGTTCCTGAAGATGCTTTTAATATTTGATGAGTTGAGTTTGTTACTGCCGCACTAGATCCTGCTGTACCAGCTGAAGCCACTGTCCATTCTCCGCCTACTGTTGTATTTAATGCCTCTTGTACTGAATAAGTGTGTATATCTGCCATTTTTTCTTCCTCTCTAAGCTATGACTAGCGTGAATGAGTTATTATTACTATTAAAAATTAAAAATAGAAGTAAAGTTTTTAAAAGTGTTACTTTTTACTTTTCTTTTTCTTTTTAAATATACGTTTTTTAGGCTTAGAATAGGCTGAATCATCCGTTTCAGACTTTACTCTAACATATCCTTTACTTTCTAAAGATTCGAGCTTTTCAGGGTGTTTTTCTAAATCGCTGTTTTCTAATCTTTCCATCTTTCCGTTTTTAAAATTTTTCCAATATTGCATTTTTATCTCCTTATAAAATATGGGGCAGAGCGAATCATGCCCCATTTATTTATGTCATTAAGATACGTTAGTAAACTTAATTCCTTTTTTGTTGTCAGAATCGTCAATCAACTTTACTCCGTAAAGTAAATCAGCAACAACCTTAGTACCGAGGGCATCAATTGAGTATTCACTCTGTACTCTCACTTCGTTCTGTACCGCTATTGCCGCAGCAGACTTATGAAAGATAGCACCTGGAATAGTGGAAGCTGTTCCGCCAGTGCTTACAGTGTTAGACATATAAACATCTATACCATAAAGAGATCCAACCATACCAGATCTAAGACCTCTATTGCCTTCACCGACAGCGTCATTTCTGATAAAATACTGAGCAATACCAGCAGACGGATTAAGAATGTCTGCAAATAAAGTTGGATTAACAACCATTGCACATTCTCCGTCCATGTAAGGTATGTCATTCTCACCTAACGATGCTAATGCAGCTTCAAATACAGCAGCAGTTAAAGTGTCGTCAGCGGAAAGAGCTTGAGATTCATTTAAACCATCTAACTCGCCCCAAATATCAGCGTCGACTTGTCTAGCAAGAGCTTCACCCATCATTTGAGAATACTTAGCAACCATGTCTACATTAGACTGGATTTCAGCTACATCTTCAAATAACTTAGCTACATACTTATGCTTATTAACAGTGAGCTGAGTTTCGGTTGTAGCAGTAGCATCATAAGATACGTCAGCACCCGCAGATTTATCACTAGCACTAATTAGACTAATCTCAGGAACATGTAAAACATCTCCAAAACCAGCTCCGCTAAATACAGCAGAATAGTCATCGATTAATCCACGAAAAACAGTCTTTCTTTCGAAATACTTGTATATACCTTCTGACCAAATCTCAGGAATGAAATGTTGATCCGTTGTAGTAGTTGTCGCACTACCTTGATAATGTTTAGCCATTATTATTATTTCCTATTTTATCGCCTTCGATATGCATCCAAAATAGATCCCCAGTTTGAACGTCTTTCTTCATTAGACATATCAACCCAACTTTTATTTTCAGGGTTTCCAGTTCTCGCAGGAGTTCCATCTGTAGGCACAACGTCAGCTTTAGTTTGAACATTTAATTTATTATGAAGAACTTTGAGTTTGTCTAGCGGTAAATCACCAAACGTTTCTCTATCTTCCTCGCTCATATCTGCAAGAATTTCCTCTCTCATAGACTCTAATTGTTTCATTGCAGCTTCTATAACTGGCTCTTGCTCTTGAAGTTTTAAACCTCGTTGTTCAGCTAGTTCCTGCCATTTATTCTGCTCTGCCATTTGAGTCTCTTTATCCGCTTCAAGTCTTTTTTGAAGTTTTGAAAGTTCATCTTCTGCAGCTTGCGCTCTGGATCTGTACTTTTTGCTTTCTGCAATCAAGCTACCAACTTCAGAGCTGGGATCGGTTGCTTGAGCTTGGCTATCAGTCGCCACCTCTTTTGCATTATCTTGCATCGGGTTTGGTATGTCTTTTTCTACCTTTACCCCTGATTTTACTTCAGACATCTGTCCTCCATTTTCGTTATTAAAAAAATTATTTTCTTCTAGTCTTACTCGGAGACCACTTAACCTTATTTGCCCAATAAGCTCCTGACATTTTACCTCTTGCTATATTTTTAGCGTGGCGAGATTTAAACGCTTTTCTTTGAGCTGTAGTTTGATTGGTCTTTACTCCCTGTTGACCAAATCGGATTAATTTAATTTTACTACCTTCTTTAGCAACCACAACGTGGCTCTTAGTAGGATGCTTGGGTGTTCTTTTAGGTTTATTATATCCTGATACACCTGCTCTTTTTAATCTTGGATCTTTAGCCATTATAAAAACTCCAGCTTTATTTCTATATCTTTTTCTGCAAATTTTGAAATATTTTTTTCCATTTTTTTAGCAAAATAATTTTCTATAAATTGTTGGTTCTTATCGTTTAAACCATAAATATTTCTTTTAGGTTTGTTGCCCCTTCTTTTAGAATGACCTATTACCTTTAATCCATCGGCATATAATATTTCTACGCTTGTTGTAGTTGCTCTTTGAGCTTTTATAGAATCTAACATAGTGCCAGTTAATCTTAAGTTAGGCGGATTAACTTGCCTATCAGTGCCAGTGCCTTTTAACTCTTTAGGCAAAGTAATAGTTCCAGCAGCTTTCGATATAGCATAATTTTTTTTATAGCTTGGAAACTTTTTACCATCTTTATCTTGACTAATGCCTTTATCGGCATCTAATACTATTCTAGTCGCTAGTTTACCGCCTAAAATTTTCCAGTCTTTTACTTCTGCTTTAATTACGTTAAATAATTTCACGCTACCATCCAACTATGTCTACAATTATAACCGCCTCTAATACCAAAAGGTGTACCGCTAGATCCTACTTCAGATTCACTAAAACCTTTATTTAAATTATTTCTTTTATCTAATAAAGTGCGTTCGCACTCAGGTCTTGTAACGCTATCGTTTGGACCAACGTAGATCCATTTTACATCTTCGCCTTTAAATACATTATACCTACTAAAATCACTAAATTGCCTAAGTCCTGTATTTACTGCAACGTTTAATTGATGACTAGCTAAATTAACTTGCCCCATAGCTTCAATAGTATCTCTTATACTAGCACCGCCATATATATTAACAAACATAACATTCTTCATTTCATCTCCCCAAGCTCTAGCCTTACCAAGTAATGATTCTGTGTTTAAATCTTTTAACGTTTGTATTGCTTCTACTGTTTCTGTTTTCATCGGCACTACTCCTCTGCGTTTAGCTTCTTTAACTGCATCTGCTAATAAAACGTCATATTCATCCATAAGATTATTCACTTGACTTCCGTAACCTTTATCAACTAACTCCTGTAAAAAGTTTAAACGTTTAGTAGTTAATAATAATTCAGTCTCAGTCATATCGTTCATTCTATACGCTAAACGTTCTAAGTCATTACGCAAGCCATCCTCAATCTTTTTTACTTGAGTCATAAAACTATTTACTGCTTTATCTATATCATCAGGCATTTAGTATTCTTTCAACTTGGCTTATAGGTTCTTGAGCTTCACGCTGCTGTTGAACTTCTTGGTTGCGTTCTTCTTCTACCTCGCCAAGTTTCTCATCTAGTTCTTGATCGTTCATATCGGGGTTAAAGTATAAAAGCAAATCGCGTTTAGTCATTACTCCATTATCTAACTTCCATTGTAACATTTTTAGTTCTTGATCTACTGACATCGGGTAGCTTATTTCACCAAAGTCTACATAATAATTATCAGGCAGAGTCATTACATTGTAAACTTCTAAAATCCGTTTATCAATTTCGTATCTGGTTTGCTCCCATTCTTTAAAGTAAGGTATATCACTTTCACGAGATTCTAAATTTTCAATCTCCAATATTTTTAACGCTTCACCGCTTGGAGCGTTACCAGTTGAATCACCCCACCTGATTCTTAAATGATTATTTTCTGCAGTTTGATTAGCGAATATCTTAACTGCTTCAATCATCTCATTTAATCCGCCTGATGGGGATACATACTGAAATGATCCACCTTCTGGTAAAATAATGGCAGAGTCTATACCAGATTTAATTACAGACTGACCTTCATCAATTCCTGTAAATACTGGTTGACCTAATCGAGATCTAACGCTCAACGCTATTTCAGTCATAGCTATTCCGATTTGTATAGCGGATCTAACTACATCGTGGCTTGAGGATGGATAAACAACTTTACTAATCGGGTTTAATCCAAAAGGGTTTATCATATCTTCATTACCAGCTACCGCATACCTTTTGCCTTTTTGATCAAATCTAAAATGCATACCAGGCATACCATCTCGATCCTCAGACCAAAATACATATTGCCTATCTTTGTTATTTCCTTTATCTATTTCATAACTATAACCATATGGATGAGACTCGCCATTTAAATAATATTCTTTTACGTTTGGAAGTATCTCATATTCCAATCTTTCTTTAATAGGATTATATTTTGTTTTAAAATGACAACTCCCTAATAGCCAAGCTAACTCACTAAATTGTTTAGTCTGACTATCTAACATGTAAGCAATGTTTTTATAATCATCGTTCTCCTCTCCATTAAAGTATCTTTTAGGCGGTTGCTTATATAGCATCATTCTAGCTCTTGCGAATCTAGGAACAACTTTACTTGGATATGTTGGTATCTGCTGTAACGATTCACTAGAAAAATATTGCTCAATATGCTTATCCATATTAATGTTATAATAAAAATCCAATGCGGTCATTCTTTCCGCTTGTTCTTTTTCTTTAAAATCCTGTTCAGCTTTCGCAACTGTTTTTAAGATTATTTGTTCTGATAGATCGGGGATTACTACCTGATTAACTGTTTTACCGAAGTTGTACATATTACCATTCCATTGTTCTTGATGCCCTACTAATTACTGGAAACTTATAACTAATAGCGTAGCTACAAGCATCCAGTGAATGCGTAAGATCTATTTGCGTTTTATCTATTCCACCCTTTTTATCACGCTGCACTTGTTCTAAATCTTTTATTAAATATTTACATTTGGGATCTATAGTCATGCTTACATTACCATCTGCATCTAATAACTTTCTATTTAATGCGTTTAATCTATCTATATGACTTGGATGAGCCTTTTTAGATCTTATTAAAAATCCATAATCTCTTAATATATGATGATCGGATCTATTGCTAGTTGTAGATCTAGCATTACCTGCTGGATCTGGATACACTTCTATTTTTTTTTCAATAGCTTTCATCTTTCTCGCCATCTCTTCTGTATTACTATTCTTTAGCCTTATTTCGTCATAATAGTGTATAGTACCATCGGTGTATTGACATGCTAATACTGCGGTCATATAATCCACGTTAAAATCGCAACCCCACCATTTATAGCTAGAAAGTTCTTTGGCTTGTTTAATATGTATATCTCTATCAAAGTTCCAAGCTGCTCTATTACCGCTAGTTTCAAACGATGCCTCAAACTCTTGCCTAAATCTTACTGGATCCATAGTTCTTTTAGCTCTTGCTATTTCTTCCGCTGGTACAAATCCGCCATCTAACGTTTTAAATTGCCAACTCTTCCAATCGGGATCACTTTGCCCTTTACTATATAAATCATACATAGTATCATACCCATTAGGAGTTCCGATAAATAACGCTGTTCCCTTAGTAGTTGCTAACATTGGATAAATAATCTCCTCCCAAACATGAGGTTTAATATAAGCCATCTCATCCATTACACATTTAGTGAGTTCGACACCACGAAGATTATGTTCATTATCAGCACCTTTAACCGCAAGCTCAGCTCCATTATTAAATATAACTGACATCTCAGATTCATTAAGTTTAGCTCCATCGAAACCAGCAAACATCTGCCGAAGAATAGGAAACACTATCATCTTGCCTTGCCTGTAAGTAGGAGTTATGAACCACCTTCTTTCGTTTGGTTCGAATTGATCCTTCATTAAATACATAAGAGACAAAACAGTTTTGCCCCATCTTCTCCCGCATACTAAAACTTTGAATCTGCTTGAGTCTTTTAATATTTCTTTTCTTATCGGATTTATATGCCAATTTATCAACCAAATACCCTTTTCATTAACGCTTTTGGAACTCTCTTACCAGCTTTATATAGTCTCTGCATTTTAGCTATGTCTTTAGCTCGTTGAGTTCTTTCTGAACCTTTTGTTCCGCTTAAATACTTTTTAGGAACAGACTTTTGCTTTTTATCTTTTGCAACTCTTCTTTGCTTCTTTCTTCTCATCTCTTTCTTCTTTTCCGTTCTTTTCTAACTAATACTGGATCATGCTTAATAGCTTTTTTGCCTTTTACTATCTTAATAAAACTATTTACTCTTGCCGATGCCCAGCTTGATGGCGTCATTCCTTTTCTAGTTCCTGAACTTACAGCCGCACCCAAACCTCTTTTATATACTTGCGTTAAAGATGACTTTCCAATCTTATGTTTTTTTGCTAAAGCTCCTAACCTTTTAGAAACTGCTGGTGATATTTTTGCCATTAGTCCTCCTGGATTACCATCACTTGTATTGGTTCGCTTTTATTTACTCTTTCTTGACGTTCTACTGATTTACCTTCTAAACGTTCTATGACCATCTTCATTGCGTTTAGATCTCCACGTTCAGCCAGTTGAAATAGTTTATTAACAATAATCTCTCTTCTTTCTCTGTCGTTTACTTTCTGATAGCTAAATTCTTTTATTAGATCCGTGTATGCGTTT